TCTCACCTTTATTTAGAAAATCACTAAAGGTTTTCTTAATACTCTCTGGGAGAATACATTCGTCAATTGTTTTGGGTCTGTATTTTTCAACCCAGATAAAGTCACTCATAAGTCATTCCAATGACGGATTACTCCGCTAATAATAAAACAGTTAGTAATAAGATAAGTCAAAAAGATGAAAGATCGTACAAATACAACAAAGTTGTCATATCTCTTAGTCTTTTCATCAGAGAAACTACCTAAAGCATACTTCCATACTCTCCACAGTCTAGTCATACCCACCAAGGTTTTCTGGACGGGTCACGTAGATAATTAGATGCAACCCAAGGTTTGCTCCTAATGTAATTCTTGTAAGCAGTAAAAGTACTAATGCTTGGGTTATGTTTAAACTCATCTGGCATAGCACGGGTAAATGATTTTGGTCTATCCATAGTAAATGGTATCATATTACCTGCTTCTAGGATAGTCTTTTCACAACTATGAACTTTATCAAAGCGATAAGTATATTCTTCACATAGTGCCATACCATGAGCAAGTAACCACCATGCATGTGCGTTAGATTCATTCGCCCATACCGTACAGGGATGATTACGGAAAGCACCTTTTTCTGTTTTGTATGGTGTACCATCTGCTTTATGCAATTCACCATATCCATGACCCCACTTATCAGAGCAAACAATAGCAAGCATCTGACATGTTTCTAATGGCATCTTAACAACATGCTTATCAGGTAAGCATTGAGCAGATACAGTTGGTGATGGGTCAGTAACAAAAATGTTCATAAAGAATCAAAACCAGAATCAATTTTCCATTGTGCATACATTCTACCATATATCATCCCTTCGTGGGATTTTAATTCAGCACCTTCAAGAATTGAAACTTCTCTTTTACTCAACCTATTCCTATTCTTTTGAAGAAAGTCTTGTTCCCACTTTTTGATAGCAGGAGACATGACTTCCATCTTTTCCTTTAAAGACATTTTCTCCCATTCCTCCTCATCATGAACATTTACACTATAGCGTATATCTGGTTGAGTGCCGTGTAAATTATCTCCAGACATAACCCTTACTCAAATGTTGAATCTGGTTCTAATGCAATATAGTATTTCAAATCATAATCTCTACAAGTAAATCTAGACAATAAATTCCTTGATACAACAACATCATAAGTACCTGGAAGTATCTTAATATTCTCCACCTTAAAGTTAAATGAGAATGTTGATTCAGTCTCACCAACTACAATAGAGAAATCGTTTGAAGTATCATTCTTCTTATCTCTAACTACAATCTTTACAACACCATCTCCACCAACTACTGCTAAATCAGTAAGTTGATAAATCGCTGCTGCTTTAAGTAACTTATCCAAATGAGAAGTACTCAATACAAAAGAAACATCTTCAGTAGCAAGTTTAATCTCTTTTTCAGGTGGAGTAACAATTACTTGAGGATCAGCAAAGAAGTATTTTGTTCTTGACTTTCCTTCTCTAATAACAACATGACCCTCATTTTGGAAATCTAAATCAGGATCATGATGTAAACCAAGACCATTTAAAAACTGATTAAGATCATAGATACCAAAATCTGTAGGAAGATCTTCTTCAATAGTTGCCTCCGCTAAAATGTTTTTCATCACAGAGATAGTCTTTAAAGAACTACCTTGCTTAAAAAGAATAGACTGATTAATGGATGAAAAGTTCTTCAATAATGTCAGAGTTTTATCAGACAGTTTCATAGTTTGTTCTCTCATAATTAAGGCATGTTGTGGTCAATGTTTCCACTAGTCATAGAAGGTTTGCCGTAATGTTCATCAAAATGTAATAATAGCATAGCATAATGAATCACTTTAAGCAAGTCCTTTTTATTTCTTCCTTCCTTACTACCATACCTACTACCATATTTCAAAATGTTTGATTGGCAGAATGCAGCAGCAAGGTCTCTGGATGCCATCAAATCTATTGTCTGAACGTTACGGTACTCATGTTTAGTACCTGTATAATGTCCGTTGTAAGTACTTGAGACATAATCCTCAATCTCTTGAATAATCTCTGCTTCATGATACTTATAACGACCATCTCTTTTTCTTTCAGATGCTTCTCTAATGTTGTCCATAGTCTCCGATTTTTGATCCTCGTTATTTAGACCGATATGATGTGCGATTTGATCATCATTATCAGAGAGTGTGGTAAATTCTGATGGATAACCGTCATCACCACTAACTACTGATTCTGCCATCATATAATCAAAGGCATCCGTGAATGGATTCTTTGCGTCAGGATCATTACGAGTGTAATCGTAATAATAAGAAGAATGATTATAATCATCTCCTTCTACTTTAAAATCATTTATGGGTTTATCCCACAACTCAGGTGGTACATCTTCTCTAACTGGATAAGTTTCGTCCATAGTTCCATTTAGTACTTCGTAAGCAAGACTCCAAGCATTAACCATATTCAAATAAGAAATCGTTTACTAAGCTTTCTGCTTTTTCTTTTCCAAACTTAGCAGCAAGATAACCTCCTACTGGATCAAGTCTAGTCATGTAAGCATCAAAGTCTTTATATACACTGGTATCAGTTCCAGTGGGTTTCTCCAATTCTACCATATCCACATACTTAGTCAAGTACAATTTAAACATATCCAGATGTTGATTCACCTCATTAGGTTTACAATATCTTACAAATATATTTTCTGAGAAGTGATTACCTTTCTCAAAGAAACGATAATCTTCTTTACACTTTGGTAATCCTTCTACCGAATATGGATAGTTCTCTTTAGGGTGTTGAAAATCAAAAACAACAATGACCTTCTTTTCATTGAATGCCATTAGATCCATACCAAAACAGGGAAGGTTGCTCCCTGTCTTTGGATATGCTATGCAATTAAAGATGTCAACATTCTTACCATCAGAGATATCCACTTGCCTTGATTTAATAAAGTGTGGATGTGAATGAGTGATGGCATTGAGATAGGTTCCTTTACCTTCCCAACCTGCCCACAGACCTTCTATCTTCATAGGTAGAATAGATCTGTAGGCACTAATGTAATCTTGCCAGATGGTCATACTTCTAATGACCTCTCACTACATAATCTTTAGATGAATCTTCTTCAGATGGTAATTCAAAGTCTGCATCAACTTTATCATATAGTTCTAGGAAAGACTGTTTTGTCTCATCATCAAATCTGTTTACACAAACTCGAATTGCCTTTTCTTTATTCTTAAAGATAGCATATGCACGAACAATATGAACCAAACGACGAGTGCTGATAACCTCTTCAATACCACCATCATAGAATGTCTTACGGATTATATCTGCCCAGTCAACAAGTCTCTTATTAAACTCCTTCTCATTACAAATCCTATCAAGGATTTTGGTCTCAGTAACTGGTGCAGGGTAATCCTGTTCAAATGTTACTGGGAATCGCTCAAGGAAGGCTTCGTTAAGCACGTTAGTTCCAATAAAACGTCCGTCGTCTGAACCTTTACCTTTAGTGTTTGCTGTTGCGATGATGTTAAACCCTTTTGCTGGTTTGACAAATCTACCAATCTTTTTAAGGAAGACTCCAGTTCCTTCAAGGATACTCTGAAGGCAGAGGATTTTGTTGGAGGCAAGATCGATTTCGTCAAGGAGCAAGATAGCTCCTCTTTCGAGTGCTTCAATGACTGGGCCATTGTGCCATACGGTTGCACCATTAACAAGACGGAAACCGCCAATAAGATCATCTTCATCTGTTTCAATTGTAATGTTAACACGAATCAATTCTCTACCAAGAGCAGCACATGCTTGCTCTACCCCGAATGTTTTACCATTTCCAGAAAGACCAGTAATAAAAGTAGGATAAAAAAGATTACTTTGTATAATTTTCTTAACATCTGTGAATGGTCCAAATGGAACAAACAATTCATCTTTAGTGGGAACTAAATTTTGCACTAAAGGTTTTGATTCTACAGAAGGAGCACTAAATGAATTCTCAATATTTTCAACTGCTTTTGCAGTAACTTCTAGATTCCACTTACCACGTCCAACACTAAATTCCTTAATCTTTTTAGTGACAGTTTGATAAGCAATATCATTCATTCTACAGAACCCTCTCACATCCGCAGCAGTGAATTCGGGCCCAAAGTTTGCTTTTAAACCATCAATAATTTCCTCACGAGTCATTTTAATTTCGAACATAATGTAGTTGTGTTTCAATGACCTTATTATAGAGCATTGAGAGGGTCTTTAAACCCTTTGTCACTTAATGTTGATATTTCTTAACACTTGCTTCCCACTCCTTCATACTGCTTTGACACTGACCTTCATTTTCTTTAGGGTCAAGTTTATTGTACCCCTTCATTTTCTTCCACTCATTATAGAGTGCTTGCAGTATCCATGACTGTGATAAACTTTTAGGTCCATTTTCAAGTAGTTCAAGGTGCTTTTTGTTACTGGTGTAACCCTTGTACTCTTCTCTCCAATTGGAGTCATCATAATTTTTGGACATTTTCAGACCCTCCTGGCCAAGGTGAATGTTTTCTCTGTATATCACTTATACTCTCTGAACCACCGATAGCAAAGGGATTATACTTTGCTGTTGCAATACGATACATCTTTTCGTGCATCGTGACAACCTCTTCAGCAGTTTTTTCAAACTCAGGTGTAGATTCGTGACGTGAAGCATAGAGATCAGCAATCTCTTCTTCAGGTCTTGGATTGTTAGTTGCAATTGGCATATCATCTAGGGGATTATGTGGTTCTCCCAATTCTGGAAGATAGTGATCGTCAAACCAGTCATCATGAGTAGGTTTCTCTGGTACTGGATAAGTCATTTAATTATCATAAGTATAACTTTTTCCCTTTACTTGAGTTTCACCTTCAGGATTTTTACCTTGAGGTTTAAACTTACCTAGTTTAATATTTTTCTTTGGAAGACCTCCTTTTCTAGTACGTTTAAGTGTTGCCTTTCCTCCTGGTTTTGTCTGTGTAATAACCGAATCTTGTCCGTACTTCTTACCTAGTTTCTTAACCTCTTTCTTAAACTTCCTTTTACCCATCTTACCAGAAGTCACAACATGACTTCTTTCCTTAACCTTAGTTTCTTTCCCAGTCTTATCATCCTTCTCAGTATATTTTCCAGTAACCTTAGTAGCACCTTTACCAAACTTAGAACGTATATCCTTATCTAACTTCTTTGCTCTTGCTTTATTTTCTTTTCTTGATTTGTCCCCACGACTTCCTGACAGGACTGCCACTCCTCCTTTATCGTGCTTCGATTTTATTCGGCTAAGACTACTCTCATCAATACGAGAACATTCTAGCACAAATTCCTTAAATGTGATCATGCTACTAAAGATACAAATTCTCCTAGTACTTTTTTATTTAGTTTTTTAGTCTTGAGTGACTTAACAAATGCTCTTTTAATTTGTGCTTTTGTTGCGTCTTCCTGAACTTCAAACTCTGGATCATCTGCAAGACTATTAGCAGACATTGCAAAGTATGCATCATACCCAGAATTTTTAATAGTAAAACTTTTAGTCTTCTTCCAATCTTCACTCAACTTATTATTTCCACATGGATTATAAAGTCTTATGAAACGACTTGCTTCTCTATTAGGTAATACACGAATACCAATAAAATTAGTGGTAGGAAATCTATCCTTAAGATTATTTAAAAGAACATCAGTAAATTGATGATACTCATACTGGAATCCATAAGTCCTACCAACCTTACGATCACGTAGGAATGTACGACCAGGACGAACATTACGAGAACCTAGATATGGTTCATCTTTTGTACCAAAGTAACTATCCTCAATCAATTTATGATAAGGAAGATAATTTGCTTCACCATCAGTAAGAATAATACATTGTGTCTTTTCAACCTTATTATCTTTCTGGAACTGTGGAAGAAGTTGATGAAGAGTAACTATTGCTTCATTTAAAGGAGTGCCTGATAAGGTCATTCTTTCAGGATACCTATACCATGTTTGCATCCGATTTCCAAAACATTCAGCAAGTCTCCAAATGTTTATCATCTGATGCTCTAATGTTTTACTGTTTGTTTTGCTGGTAAGCAAATTCATCAAATTGAAATGATTATCAATCTGCAATAATCCTTCCTTCTTCTCATAATGTTCTGGTAACTTTTCATCTTGACTATACCTTACCTCACGAGACCACTCATTGGTAAAAGCATATACTTCAAATGGAATCTGAACTTTCTTACAGAACCAAATTAGATTATAAAGTTGCTTCAAGGTATCTTGTAAAACATACTGCATAGACCCAGACCAATCTAATATAAAGACCAATCCATGATTCTTACCATCAGGAAGAACTGTTACCTTCTTAAATATATCTTCATTAAATTTATAAGTATGAAGTTTCGTTGTATCAAGAACCCCAGTGCGACTAGTAGAAGCACGAGCATATGCACTAGCAGCCTTCTTACACTCAAACTCTTTAACTAAGTAACTAACTTCTTTTTGTGCGGATCTTTTGAACTTAATAAATTCACCATCAACTTCTGTAAATGGAGATGATGGAATACCAGATTCTTCAAGTGATGTATATCTTGCTATACGAACAGCATGATCCACTTCTGATTGAGTAAAGTACTCATCCATTACTTTATGGACTTCTTTATTAGAAGCAATAATAGTATCTAGATTAACTTTTGGAAGTTCAACATAATTATTCTCACCACCCTGTTCATTTACCAAAGATTGAAGTCTTTCGTCAAGAGCATCAGCAGTTCTAATTTCTGGTTCTTGAGGTTCGTCTTGAACTTCACCACGATCACTTCCACTCTCTTCCATTTGAGGAGTCTGTGGTGAATCTATTTGAGACTCTTCTTCTCCTTCTTTACCTTCATCTGTCTGACCTTCTGAATTGAGTTCAACCTTATCTTCCCCTTTCTTTGGTTGATTCTCTAAACTAATCTTCTCCTCTTGTTGCTTCTTACAATACTCATAAAGAACCTTTGCTGCTTCCTTTACCTCCTCAAATGTTTCACACTTTCCAATCAAATCGACAATCTCCTTTTCAGCATCTGAAAAAGATACATTAATGAACGAACCAATCTTGTAAAATAAATTAACCCTATCAGCAAGATTAAAACTATTATAATCTTCATCATTTATCTCAAAGAAATCTTTCTCATTAAGTTCATTATAACCTCTAAAGAATGTCTTGGCAATTCCAAGATACTTACGCTTCATCAACTTCTCAATTCTGACATCCTCAACCACATTCATAAACTGTTGGGGAATCTCATCTCTCCAATCCCACTCATCAGGTGTATAAAGTGCATGTCCTACCTCATGTCCTACCAACATATCATATACAACACCACTTGCTCTTTCCCACATTGGTAAGGTCAAGACACGAGTATGAACTTCAAACTGTGCTGTTGAAACATTCTTATGCTCTACTACAAGGTCTTCAGTAGCAAGTAACTTTGCTAGTTGTGATTTGATTTCTTGCTGTACTGCCATCTGTGTTTCCGTCGTATGTACCCATAATACTAGAAGACCTCCGCTTCTTGGAGGTCATGTAACGCATCTTAACATTTTGTAACTTTTGCCTTGCTTGTCGCAATGCTTGGGGTTTTAAGGTTCGTTTAGGTTCCTTCTTCGAATGGTGTTGCCAATTCGGGATAGAGTTGCTCAATGTCCTTCCTATAAAGGGCCGTGATATTATTTACCAGTTTAGCAGTCTTGTCAAGTTTGTTCTTGGCATGGTTCTCCTTATCATAATACTCTAAATTTAATTTCTGTCCTGCACCATTTTTAATATAGTTCTCATTCAATTCCTTTATTGTAAATTTATACCCTATAACATCACTTATCCATTCAGAGAAATCATCACCAAACCCATCCTCAAACTTCCATATATTAGTATCGTCTGTAAGGAAATCCATCTGTGGTCTGAACCAATTGACTGCTTCAGTAAGAGGGAAATTCTCTAACATGGAATGAAACATTATTGGATCTTCCATTGCTTCCTGTATATCATCACCATACATTCTCTTTAAGAATATAGAACAGGATATAAATCTATCAATAGGATTTCTAACAATAGCAAAATGAGGAATATTAGATAGGTCATCAAAATGTTTGAGATATAATTCATTATGAAAATGAGCAATCTCTATTCCATCAACACTTTTCCAAATTACTTGTTCAGGTTCAAATCCATGATTTAAAATATTTTCTTCCAAGAACCTACCAGCAGTTCTAGGAATATGAACGAAAAGAAATCTCTTTGTTGGATTGGGATATGATACAACTGATTGTTTATAAGTCGGCATCTTCTTCTTTATTGAAACCCCAGTTTTCAGAATCACCTGTATCCATAGCACCACCAACGGTATATGAATTTGGGTCTGCAATACCAACAGGATTTAATGTTGCAGGATTATCTCCCTGCTGCCTAGAACTACTTATCATTTACCGTATCCAATAGGAACAGGTCCACAAACAGTACTAACAGCAAGAGACCTAATAGCAGTACATACATCATGAACATGAATCCAGTCTCTCTTATGATTAGTTACATATGGTGCAGTTCCTTCCTTTAACATACCATACATCATATTGTCCCTACTTTCTGGCCCATAGACTGTTGTAAATCTCATTCCTACTGAATTGGGTGGTGCCATCTGTTCGTTAACCCACTTACTCATAGCATAAGGGTTCTCCCAATAATTACCATCTACAGCACTTGATGATGCATATAGTAATCT